GGTGTAGAGGCTTGCTATCTCGGCAGAGTTTAAATCATCGGCAAAAATTGCTATGTTGTCCAGCTTGTCTGCCCATATATTTTCGTATAAATTTGCGTCTGTGAATTGTGCTCCAATTACTAAATTAACGTCTGTGTTCTGCATAGAGGTATAAGTAGAGTCATTGTACGCGGTCGAATCTATTACCGCACCGTCAGCATATAAACTTATTCCGTCTGCCGCAGAAGCACCGCCAGTGGAATCATACGTTGATGCTGCAAATCTCCATCCTAATTGTAAAGGTTCATCAGAAGTTCGTTTTGAAATTGAAGCGAAAATACCTTCTACGCCTTCACCTTCATTGTAAATACTTTTTACTTGTACCGGTGATAACTCAATACAATAGACCGAAACATTGTCAATTCTGCCTGCAAAGAAATTGGAAATTGAGCCGTCCAAATAACTCCCGCCAATAACGCAATTTGTGTCAGTATTACCCATTCCGCTATATGGATAGGAAACGTAATCCTGTTCACTTCGTTCTCCGTTGATATAGAATTTTATTCCCTGCGCAACCTCATTCCCGTCATAACTTACCGAAATATGCGTCCAAGAATTTAATGGTATTGATTCCGTCGAATAAGAACCGATACTGCCGCCGCCATCATTATAAAGATATACCCTGAGCTTATTATCACTTCCTGATATTCTAATCATATACTCTGAGTCGCCGCCCAAATTATATTTGGAAAAAACCGGCCCGGTATTACTACTATCAAGATATATCCACGCGCTCACACTAAACGGCTGGTCTTGGCCTGCGGTATTAAAAGTCAGTTCATCGTCGTCTGCTATTTCTATCGCATATTGGCCGTCCAAATCAAAAGCGGCGTTTATCTTGCCGGTAGTTGTCAAAGTGTCTGTGTTTGCTGTTGCCACTCCGTCGTGGTTCGTAGTCACGTCGGCAACGGCTGTGCTTGCAGCATCGTCGTTAAGATAATACTGTGATACCAGATAATTATTTAATCCACCGCCCGTATCTACTAACTCAAGATTTAATTTCCGCTCCCAGTCGAGATAGAGTCTGTATTCTGCGTCGCCATTATCCTCATATTTTGATAGAATGGTCTGTTGCTTACCTGTATCCGTAACATAAACCCATCCGGCAAAAGTAAAGGGATTATCACCCGAATCGTCAAAACTCAGTTCGTCACTGTCGTTTACGTCTATCGCATCATTTCCGCCCAAATCAAAACAGCTATTTACATTACCATATTGGTAATAAAGTTCCTGCGTATCTTCCGAAGCTGTGCCGTTGTGATTATCGGTCTCGTCAATTACAGTTGTTATGCTTTCATTGTCGTTTAGTTTCCAGTGCGCAACCACACTATCGTCAACATCTGAAATATCCTCTGTCCCCTGCCCGGTCAAAATCTGCCCGCCGTTGCGGTAGAACCTGAAGTATTCTTCTCCCGCTTCTATGATATATGTATCACCTGTCGAATACTTGAATGGTATGAGTCTGACAGGATAGTTGCTGTCTTTTACCTCTGCAATATACTCTGTGCCGGGTCGTTTTATAGTGCCGCCCTGACTGGTTACTATGAAATTCTCAAAGGTGCGGCAACCTTTATAGTAGGCTTTCGTGTCTGTCCGGCCTTCAAGGAGAGGACTTAACTCTCCTGCACTAAAGGAGTTAAGAACAGTAGTGTCCGCAAATACTAAATTAGTACATATTAGTATGAAAATAGTACATATAAAACTGCGCATTAGCTGTCTCTCTGAACTATGTATCTTTTGTTCACACCTTCATCACCTGCTGCATCTACTATGTCTGTATTACCTCTGTCTATGTCTTCATACGAACTGTTCACGTCAACATCTTCGAGACCGTTGGAAGATATTGCCTTTTCGAGAGCCTCAAGCCACATACGTTCAAGCTGGTTCTGCTTGGACTGCTTCTGCTTCATAGGCTCGCAGAGATACATAGCAATATTTAAAATAACCAGACGAGCAAACCAGGCAGGCCAGGTTGCTACATTGGTGCGGAGGCAGATAAACTTTATAAATGCTTCAGACTCATCGGTGGCGAAGATGTCTATCTCATTATCTCCGTCGTCTACGTAAAGCTCTCTGCGATACTCGTAACTCACCTGCCTGTTGGCCTTGTCAAACATACCGATTACGCGGCGGAAGTTGGCAGGCAGTTTGTACTGATGGTCGTAACCAAAATCAGGAGTTTTTTCCTCCGCTGCGGGATAACCAGCGCCGCAGTCCCGGCTGTTAGTGCCGTCTGAGATTACTTCCCCGTCTGTAAAATCCCCGCTCGGCTTTGTGATGAGATAAACAGTATTTGAAACCTTGCTGACAACAGTACAAGTCGTGCTGCTTGTCGCTCCGGTAAGAGTAACCCCGGCAGACCACGCAACAGGAGTAGGCACAGAGTCTATAGTCAGCTCATATATAAGTGAAAGCTCTTTGCGGGCCGTTGCAAATTTCCAGTCGTGCGGCAGGTCGAAGCACTCGTTGCGCGCCTGCTCATATATGGCGTCGTAGACACGAATTGCTTTGCGGTTTTCTGCTGTGTCTGTAGCGCGTTTTATTCCTACGAGAGCCAGTGCGACATTCAGAATTGTAAGGTCTGAGATAGCCATAATGTCACCTGCTTTAAGTCATTGTAATATATTATATTATAATCACAAAGGGAGGCCGGTCAAGACCTCCCTGTAATAAATTCTGACTTATTATTGAGCTGTCACAGTCGCACCGGGTACGAGAGGTTTGTACCTTACATAAAAAGTAATCGTGCCTGTCGCCGAGGTATCGACAACTGCCGCAAGCTCAAGTGAACCTGTCGGTAAAACAATCCCGCTGTATGTAGGGAGACCGAGTGCAACGCCGTTAGTCGTTGCTACAAGGTTATTAGCCATAACGCCGTCCCAGGTATAAAGCGTGCCGATGGCATCCGCGTTAATCTCTAAAGCCGTTCCAGTTGTAGCAAAAACGGTATCGGTAGCTGGGTTGGTCGGGTCGAAGTTGTAGTTAATCAGGCAACTTTTGCCTTCGATTTCCGCGGTAACATAGCCGACAATCTCGATAATCTTGACCGGCCCGCCTGATACGGTAAACAGGTTGTTATTACCGTTGGCAATCGTAGCAAGGGCTTTCGAGACACAGTATTCGCCCGATTGCTGCATAGCATCCGTATCGGCGAGAATAGCGTCAATGTCGATTTGGTCGGCTACATTAAGAGCATCTACCTGGTCTCTTATCGCTTCCAGAGAGTCTGTCGTATTGTCATAGGTGAATGAACCGTCTTTATGCAGAGTGTCTGCCAAAGTATTAGCAGTAGGCGCACCTGTAACTCCTGTTGTACTTACATTCGCTGTGCCAGCAAGTACGACAAGTTCACCTGCTGTGTCGGCTGCGGCGGTGTCGGCAAGTATTGCCGCTACGTTTGTTGCCAGGACTGAAAGAGCCATCGTAGACGGTACGAATGTGGCTGTATCGCCGTCGCCGGACAGAATCCACGAAAGAACTGTTTTATCGACGACCTCAGTTAAATCAATCGCACCAGAATCATCCGCAACCGCTGTTTTCATCAGGTGGTCAAGATTGTTTGTTGATATATCTATATCCATCTGGTAGGAGTTCAACAGTTCATCCAGAGTGCCTGGGTCACACTCATAGGCTGAAGTAGAGTTTATTACGTTTCTGGTTATTACCCCAGTAGAAGATGTGCCGTCGATGTCGATAGCCATAACACTTGCTTGTAGTTGTGTGATGATGTTATCCGCAATCACAAGGTCGAGGCAGGCGTCTCCGCCCGCAGGTATCGCTATAGCTCCTTCGTCGTAGTCACCGTGGAAGACGTTGCCAATAATTCTGCCACCGACCATATCAAACAAAACTTCGATTGAGTGGTCGTTAGTAGTGCCTGGCTGGTAGAACCGACAGTTTGCAACAGTAAACCTGTCACTGTCACCGTCGGCGGCCCCGATAGTAATTGCACCAAGCCCGGCAGTCGAATCTCTGAAGACACATCTTACGATTGACACATTATCATTGGTGATGGTTATCATCGTCGCCAGGTCAGCCTTGCCTGACTGGAATATGCAGTTGTAAACGCAAACATCGTCGGCGTCTATGTCCATATCTGCAGTCGCAGCAGTTCCAAAGGTAAACGTCGGCCTCTGGTCTCCTTCGCCGCATCCGATAATTGTAATGCCTGCAACATCTGCGTCTATTCCACTTGAGGCTGTTATGGTCTCAGCGTGTCCCTGAGCAACAAGGATGATGTCACCGTTGTCAGCCGTACAGAGATTGATGGCTTCGTCAAGAGTATCTTTGGCAGTCTCCCAGGATATGCCGCTGCCTTCAACGGCCACACCGCTGTCAACGTAGTAGATATTCCCTGTGCCGAGACCTGTGTCCAAACCAATCAGAGAATCTATGTCTTTCAGGTAGTTGACAAGGGGGTTGTCAGCTCCGGCAGAACGCCATTTTGCGTTATAACCGCGCCTGATGTCGTCACTCCAGTTGCTTGGGCCTGCAAACACTGAGGCAACTGTGAGAGAGATTACAAGCAGCAGTAAGATGAGTTTTCTATTCATTTCAAGTTCTCCTGATTAAATTTTAATATTCTGGGCAGCCAAATTAAGGACTGCCCAGTTGAAGTAATTCTGTTAACTCTTACAGATTAAGAAGCTGCTTCAGTCATATCGTGCATTAACTCTGCCGGTTCTGGGTCTGAAGACAGGTAGGCCAAGACAGTTCCAGCCGTAAGACTTGTAAACGGGCTGAAGTATAGGCCGAGATACCTGTAATACTTACCGATAGGAAGCTGCTGGTTAATCAGCAATGCTCCTAAAGCCATCTGAGCCAGAGTGAATCTCCACAGACCTACAACAGTAGCGCCTGTCATTGTCGTGCTTGTCGAACTGACCAGACGAATTTCCATTGAAACCGTTGTCACAGCAGCGGCGCCCATTCTGACTATCAGATAAGGGCCGTTCTTTCCTGTAATTCTGATACCTGTCTCGCCTGTAGCCAACGCTGTAATGCCCCATAAGTCAATTACATTCGTACTGGCTGCGGCAGCGGTAACTGTCTGGTAGAAGTCAGCCACCGTTCCGGCAGAGTAGGTGTAAGTGAAACAATTCTTAATATCAATCATTTGTAAATCTCCTGAAAAAGAGATACTGTTTAGTTTTTAAAAACTCTTCACCCAACCAATCCCCGCAAGGGGATTCCGTTAGGTTGTCACATCAGCCTGCGTATTGGCTATCTGGTCAACACGCTTAATTTGTATGCCCTGATAACGAAGAACAGGGCGTGCAAACGGGCCTTCTCCTTCACTTTCCTGTGTAAACCAGGCGTTGCCCTTATCGTTAGCCCGGCGCTGCATCTGTTTGAAAATTGCCTTGTTAGCGTAGATGACTGCGCCAGCTCCGCCGTACTCAAGTTCTGCGACAGCATCACTGAGAACATTCTCATCGAATGAGAAGTAGTTTGTTCCGTCATCAGCGTGCCCTACTGCTATGTTGGCAATGCGCTTGATACATCGCGGGTCGTGAATCATTAGGCCAAAAGACAGGTCAAACCAGGTCTGCCAGGCAGGATACTTCTTTGTTTCGCTTGTGCCTGACTGGTTAATGATGCTTTTGCCGAAGTCTTCCATCCCGATAGGCAAATTCTTGTTGCCGCTCTGCGGGTCATTTACGGGGTAGATGCAGTCAACTTTCCTGTCTCCCCACTGAACGATATAGATTGACGTGAAGATGGAAGCGTCAGCACAATTCCCGCCTGCGTTGTCAAACACGCGAGTTTCTGAGCCAGCCGTCTGCAAAGTATTATAGTCAGAGCGGCTGTTTATACCGTTAATGCGTCGCGGGTCATCAGTAACAGAGCCGTCGAACAGACGAGACACGAATGTCTTGGTCATACCTTTGAGGAAGAACATATCCTCATTAAGACGGGCCTGCTCCTCGGTAGCTCCGCGAGCAGTGTGATGTTTGAGCTTCTTGGCGTCAACTTCAGAAATTCCATTGAGCATACAGGTAGGCTCAAGCACTTTCTCAGTGCGCCCTGCTTCCTTCGTTACGCCCTCATCGTATCCTCGTTCCTGACCAGTCGGCTCGGCGACAGTACGAGTGCCTTCATAATACGTTCCGTTATTGCACTCAATCCAGGTGATGTCTTCGAGAATCCTGTTCTCTTGAGTCAGCATATCAATCATCTGTGCCATAGAGCCGTCAGGCTCCTGACGACGAATCAGTTCGGCAACAGTGAGGTCAGTGCCTACACTTAGAGTAGCCATAGTAATATCTCCAAAAATAAGTTTACTTTTTAGAAAACGACATTGTTTCTTACTTCGGAGATAGTCGGACTAATCCGGTCTCCTGAGCTTTAACGAGCGTTACCTCGGCGACTGCTTTCGTCGCAAAGCATCAGGCCGCAATAAAGCGGTAATCTGAACGAATCAGACCAAATGCTAATCAGCTATCAAAGCCGGGCATCGTGTCAGACATTTATTCTATGTTTAATATTAACTTTTACTTTTATAAAGCTCTGAGCTTGTGGGATGATTATATACTCTCTGGTCAGACGCAGGCTGCTCAGGTGTACCCTGGTCTGCAATAGTCGGGCTTTTCATTCTCGTTCCTATAGCCGCCCACACCCGTCGCTGAGTAGGTGACAGGCCCGACTTGCGCCAGAGAGCGTGGTTGTTTATGTTGCCTGCTTCACTGAGTTTGGCGTCTGCTATGAGCTTCTTCAGCTCAGGTGTGCCAAACTCATTGAGTGCAGCAAGAGCTGCCCTGTTGTTCAGAGAGCCTTTGTCACCAGGCCAGTCCTTGTCGAGAGAGGCAACATCTTCTTTGAAGACATTTTCCTGCTGCTCCATATATGCCTGAAAATTAGCTGTCTGCAACTCATTGAATTTCTTGCTGAGTGCAGTAGCCATCGAAGCAGGCAAGTCTATCTCGGCGAAGACCTGCCTGAAAGCAGTCTCGAAGTTCTCGTCGTAGACCATACCATCCGGCAGTTTCTCAGGCCGGTCAAATACATAGTCTTCAGGCTTCTCAGGAGTGCCAAGCTCTTTTAACAAAGATTTGTGATACTCAGCTTTCTCAGCCTCAGTAGCTTTCTCACCCGGCTTTTTGATTACGCCTTCGAGTTTCTGGCCGACCAGCTTTTTCGTGTCGATGTAAGCCTTGGTTAAACCAACGCTGTCAGTTATGCCCTCAAGAGCCTTACTATCCTTGTAGTCAGGCCCAAGAGTCTCGATAACAGACGGTGCGAATGTCTCTTTGAAAGAACCATCTTCTCCAATATGCTCTGTTATGTTAAAACCCATAGACTTTCCTTTCTTGTTAGATAACTACTATGCAACATTCAACTTTGTTTGTCAAAAAATAATTTACTCCTTCTCAAGCTCTGCGGAAGATGCTTCAGCCTCTATAACTTTTAAGTCGTCGTTTACTCCACACAAATGTCTCAGTTCCTCATACAACTCAATCCGAGCCATAACAGCCAGAGAATCAATAGGGCCGGGATTGTAAACTCTGCGGCGAAGGTATGCCATAACACGGCGCCCGGCAGGTGAGCCATAGAGAACGCTAAAGTGGTCTTGCTGACGCTGCTGCTGCAACTCAGGGTTACTGTCAAGCTCTTCGGGTTGGACATCAAGCCAGCTCATTGCTACTTTTTCGCATCCTTCTTAGTATGAATTACTGCTGTCATATCAGGTAAGTCCTGTAAAACTATAGCCTCATCCCAGGCAGGTTCGTCACGGTTCAGGCGATTCATAAGGAATTTGGCCCGCTCAATCTTCTGGGCAGGAAGACCGACGCGGAATCCACCTTCTCTGCGCACATAGCGTCGAAGCTCACGCTCAGCTTCAGCTTCCTGAGCGTCATTTAGCTCTACCACCTTTTTTGCTTCCTCAAGCTCTTTTTCTTTGGCGAGTTTGGCTTCGGCGTCAGCCAGAGTTTTCTTTTCATCCTCGCTTAGTTCGTCAACTTCAACACTCTCCTGTGCGAGAGTGTTTTCGACTTTCTCTTTTACATCTTCAATCTTGTGTCCTGCTTTTTGCTTTGCCATAAATTTCCTTTCTACTACTCTAAATAATTTACTCATATTAGTTGAGGCATAAGCTTGCTGAGTCCTTCAGCAGGTGAGCCGGGTTCGACTCTTTTACCGAGAGCGCCGACAGCTTTAGCACCTTTTTCTGCAAGTTCGGCCTGTTGGAGCGCTTCTCTTTGCTGCTGAACCTGCTGACGTATTTCCTCGACTTCCTTATCACTTCGTATATTCTTCTGCGGCCAGCCCTGATTCACAGCAACTTCTTCAGCAGCCTCCAAGAAGTTGAACTTCCACAGGACTGCCTCGTCGAGAAGGGCGAGCTGCTGAATTATTGCTATAGCATCGACAGTGCCTTTCGATTTGAGCAGAGTTCTCTGAAGCTGAGCAAGCGGGCCTAAGTAGCGTATGTCTATGCGGCCTCCAGCCTGCACAAGCTCTTCGGGAGGCTCAGGCATACGGCCCTGCTCGGTCTCATAGAGTATGATAGCTTGTATGTTATTCTCTATCGAGTCCTCCTCGAAGGTGTCAACAATAGAGGTCATAAGAGCAGCCTTCTCACCCATAGCCTGAGAGACCTCGTAGGCCGTCCTGCTTTTGATGTCACCGGCAGAAAGCATCTCGAAGAACTTTATAAACATCCTGTCATCTATCTGCGCGTGTTTTCTTTCAAGCTGGGCATCGGAGACAGGCCAGTTAAGTCTGTCCATAATCGGTTTGAAGCCTTCGCGGTTTATGTCGTCAGCGTATATGCGAGCGCCGGGGTTAGTACCTGAGCGAAGAAGAGCAGATTTGAGCGTCTTTGACCATACACCTGCCGGTTCAATCATCTGGTGGACGGCAGCAAGTTCTTTCTCTGATAATTTGTTGCATACGAGACCGCTGGTGAGACAGTCCGCAGAGAGCGATGTTCCGTAGTCAGCACCACTTTCACGCATCTGTCGCCAGCAGGTCGGAAAGATGTCTTTGCCAGATTTAAGAAACAGGCTGCTCTGTTTATTCTGATTAGAACCTAAGTAGACAAGAAATACTATGTAAGCTTTGTCTTCAGGCAGCGCGCTGTCGGTGTCCCTGTCATTATTGGGAAAGACGGCATATATGAAGTCTTCCTCATCAAGCATCTGCTTTAGTTCTTCTGCGCCGCCTTTGTCTTTCTTGAACCAGTTATTCGGCAACCTGTCTCTTCCGCATATCTCAAGAGCAGACAGACGAGTTAGTCTTAGAGAGCGGAAGTAAATCAGCGGGTAGCCGAAAGAGTCGCAGACCAGGTAGCTGTCCCTGGGATGCACAACATCGAAAACTACACGGTCGCGCAACTCATCTTTGTTAGGTATGATGCAGGATGTGCCGACCGAGTAGGCGTCAAGAGCGTGCGGAACTACTGCTGAGTAGAGATTAGAGCGAGCTGCTGCGTAGAGTACCTGCTCAGTTGCTTCCTGGCAGTATTGCTTTATGTGGTCGAATTGCATAAGTTTGACATCAGGAGCTACGAAGGCAATCCAGGGACTCGACCGGCTCACCATATAGCCGATTAACCCCGCGACAGACTTATTCATAGCGTTGGCAGGATGCTGGTCATAGACAGTGGCGCCGAACTGCTGGCCTTTCTCCTGTTCGGAGTTAGATAGAATATCATAGCGGCGCGGGCGAAATATCTTGGTCACTATCTCCCACAGAGGTTCATAGATTCGCCGTCTTGTCTTGGCTCTCTCGAAGTGTTCCAGGACAAACTTGGCTACCCATTTGTCATCTCTGTTTTTCCACTCAAACATTTAGTTCTCCCGATTTCCCATACTAAGAACTTTAGGAATCACAATGAGTCCCTGTCCTCTTGCATAAGAGTCCTGTAATTTGTGGAGCGCTATTGCAAAGTGCAGACAGTCTCTTTTGACTTCTTTGTGTTCGGCAACAGCTTGTTGAGGCGATGTGCTGCGTTGTTCAAGATAAACACGGCGACCGCGAAAGCGAAGACCTGGAACTTCTTCTGCCTTTTGTAATGCTGCCATAATCATATTCTCCTTCCTGGTATGCCAAGTACGTCAGTCAGCTCAGCCCTGCGGACATCCGGCTCTTCACGGAGCAGGCCGGGTTCGGTAATCCGCGTCATAGACCGGCTTCGCGCCCGCCTCAACTTCTCAAACAGGTCTTCGCGGGCCTTTTCCGGCTCAGGCACAAGCTGTGTCGGTGCAGGACTGGGTACAGGCATATCCGGGCTTCCGCCGTGGCTCATATTTGGTTTCCTTTACGAAACAGTTAAGTAGTCAACTTCGGGTTTCTTCACAACTTCTTTATAATAATTAAAAGCGCCTCTGCCAGCGTCTATAGGCCTGTTGCAGAGAACACAGTTTACGACCTTCTGGAAATCTACAGAGTTGGGCGGAGGAGCAACAGTAGCTCCGCAGTTGCAATAAGCACACCAGACTATCCAGAGGCATTTCATATTTTATCTCAACTGCCGGTACTCAGCAAATCACTGACTCCGGCAGAATCTTCATCATCGTCGAAAGCGTCAACATCACCGGAATAAAAGTTGTAAGCATCATCCTGCTTCGGAGGAGCATACATTGCAATAACTGCCATATAGCCGAAGGAGTCTGCGCCGTTTGTCCAGCCATCATCCGCAGGAGTGCCAAGAAAGTGAGGGTCTTCATCGGTAGAAGTCTGCTCGTTGCGCTTTCTCCTGTAGTTGTTAAGAGCTTCAACACCTTTTTCACACTGACTGGCAAACTTACACCTGTTGAGTACAGACCGTACACAGGATATTCTTTCTTCGACCCTGTGTCTCTCGACAAGACGCACAGGTTCTCTTCTGAGTCTCTGCATTATATCGAGTCGGGATGTTATATACTCACCCTGAAGTCTCTGCACTGCATCAGGCGGGAGATAATGAGCTGCATACTCATAAGGCTTTCTGCTTAGTTCTTTCGAGTAATACTGCATACCTTTGCCGTACTCCTCAAGGTAGTCTATAAGGCGTATCTCATCACCGACAAACTGAACAAACCAGATAGCAGTAGTATCAGATGCTCGTATTCCTAAATCCCAGAAGGTATAGACAGGAATAGTGCTGTTATATAAGGAGTCAAGTTCCACTCTGCCCGCTTTAAGCAGGTCACTCATCATAGCAGCATAGTATGAGCCTTCTTTGTCATAGTCTTCGTGAGAGTTACATACCATTCTTGCGTACCGCTTAGGCGATGTATATTTCATCTGCTCCCACCGGCGAAGTGTGCTGCGCGGTATGTTTCGGACATTATCTTTTGACTGCGCCTCGAACATTACTCTTCCGGGAAGAGGGAATTTCTTCCAGTTCTTCCAAACCCAGTTGTGACCACAGGCGTTTCCGGTGAGCATTATCTGCCTGACAGGAAGATGTAAAGTATTTATTATGACGTCTTCAATATCGTCACGTAATTTCTGGCTGAGTTTGTTAAAATCAGGTGTTATCTTGCTGATAACACCATTTTTTATAAGAGCTTTCTGTATCTGTTCGTTTGGAGTAAGTATTCTTCTGATACGACCGTCAAGCTCTGTAAAGACCGAATCATTGTCCATCTCATCAACCTGTTCCATAACAGCCCACCCAAGATTCATACCTTGCAGAGCAAGCCGGAAGTCATCGAGATTTTCTGCGTGGCTGAAACATATCCTTGAGCCGTTACTGTTAGGAATTTCAATTTCGGGGTCGTGTTTAGAGACTTTCAAGCCAGTCCACGATGTAAAGTCAGTCATCGTAGAACGGGTAAGAGCCTTATACTCGCGGCGAATTATTAGTCCGTAGTTGCCCGGGTACATAAAAGACAGCATAAGACCCTTGGCAAAGCCGCAGAGAGTCTTTCCTGTTCCCCACGCGCCGATAAATGCGGGGTAGTCACAGACAGACTCCATAAAAGGGCGCTGAAATATCTCAGGAACGAGCCGCTTTGCTGTGTCAGTCACAGGCTCTACTATAGTGCTGTTAATCTTGTTCGCCATCTTCATCCTGTTCTGTGTCGGAATCTTCCTGTCGTGACATATCAATTATCAACTTTATAGGAGATTCACTGTTGCCTTTTACTTCCATAGATTTAAGTTGCGGCATCAAATGCTTGAGTATCTGCACGGCTGCCTTGCTGTCACTGTAGAACAGCTTGGCGATGCGCTGGGCAGGTGTGAGGCCGTCAGGGAAATCTGCACAAGCCTGACTGATAGCTTCCCTGTTAAGAGCTTTTGTCACATCTCCGCGAAAGTCTTCCACGAATTTCTCGAAGCTCTCGAAGACATAGGGCGACTGGTCTTTTGCTCTGGCGAGAGACTTAGGCGGGCGGCCTCTGTATTTGCGCTTCTCTTTCTTTTTAGCCATTAGCCTGACACCTTCCTGTAATAGAGAGTGACATCTGTAGCCTCCGTGCCTGTAGTGCCGTCTGCATCGAGAACTTCGGCATATATGAATGCCTGACCATACAGAAGCACGGCCACGCGAGCTATGCCATCGCTTCCCTGGGCGGAACTCGAAAGGACTTTATTCGCATAGCTCTCTTTGATAGTGACTGTAGCTGTGTCTGCCCATTTCTGCGTAGTTGCGTCACCTTCTGACAAGCTGTTGTCGTCATCATCTGTCAGGCAGGCTACTACGTTGCAGTCACCACAGGTGTAAGCTATCGAGCATATATACTGGCCCGGCCCATTGCTGCGCTCCCACGCATAGAGGTTTACTGTAAATGTTTTGTCGTTTGCATCAGCACAAGCTATAATCTCTACAGCATAAGCATCAGTGGAAAAAGACTTGCTCCCACCGAGCAGGCCTGTTCCGTCAGTCTCAGCGCCGAGTGTAATTGTTCCGTTGGCATCGGCTGGCTTGTTAGCATAGTTATTAGCTGAAGTTCTTACAGAGGTTACAGCAACAGAACCTATTGCAGTGTTAGGGTCTTCTCCGGCTTTTGAACGCAGCAGAGACCACTTGGTCTGCGTGCTGGACTTAGTAGTTCTGTCTGCTCCGAAAGCGAAACTTACAAGCAGGACAGCAAGACACAACACTATAAACAGGTTTCTTTTCTTAAGCATCATATTTCCCTTTATATTTTCTTTTATATCTACCATCTTGAGCGGTCTGTCACACCAGCAGTAACTTCAAGCGTCCCCGTCTTGGTTGTATTGTCGAAGGCAGTGCCGTATCTGACATCATTAACGTCGGGTAAATCCAGCAAGCCTGCCAGTCCGTTGATTGTTTTGCCCGCGCGAATATCATTCGCGTCAAGGGAGTCAGGTCGATACTCGAAAGATGGGTCGTCGCCCAGTGAAATAGCAAGGGGATTGTCTGCATCGCCGTACAGTACGTTCGCCAGGGTCGATGAAAAAACACAATTAGTAAACGTCAACTCGGCGTATTGATTGTCACTGAATTGGACGGTGAACGGGTATTCCTCCGCGTCCCCGCCGTCTGTAATTGTTAAATTCTCGAAAGCGTAAGTTTTGCCTGCCGTATTCGGCCCTAATACCACATCTCCCGCGATATAGGTTTGGCTGGCATATACAGCGTTGCCGGTTATCGTTATACCGACAGGCCGGTCAAATGTTGTGCCTGCATACGTCCCCGGTTCAAGGTTAAGCGTATTTCCGTCGGGTATTTCAGCGTAAGCCTTTGCCAGTGTTTTCCACGGACTAAGATTACTGCCCGTGCCGGTGGTGTCGTTGCCATCAGTAGCATCAATATAATAATAAAAAGCAACCGAGACGTTCGGGTCGTCCTGAACTATTTCTTCCTGTGTCAGATAGTGACTATAAACCCTGACACTGTCGAGAGTGCCAGTTAAGTAGGATTCTGCGGCATTTACGCCATCATAGATTCTGCCTATCTGCAAATTGTAATGCCCACCATTGTGGGTAAAGCTGCCAGACTTGGAAGCAACGGAATTGCCGTCGATGTAAATAACCTGATAAGTATCTGAGCAGGCTGCGGCTATATGATGCCACTCGTTAACATCAATTATTCCGGCAACAGTTGTCAAATTTGTACTGCTCGTCTGTGATTTTACCCGAAAAATAATTGAGTAATCACTCAATATTTCCAGCTTCAAATCCGACCAGTCTGCGGTATCACCTTCCCAGAATAATGTCCCGTAACCGCCCTCATCAACCTTAACCCAGGCCATAAGTGTAAGACCTGAGACATCGTCAAACTCATTGGCTTCGATTGCGTGAGAACCATCAAGATATATACCATTGCTGTCATAGCCGGTAACGTAACAAGGGTCGCCTGCACCAATCAACGTGCCGTGATTGCTATAACTCGAAGTATCAAGCAGGTCGTTATTATCAAATAGATACTCAATTTCGTATTCACTTTCTTCCGGTTCCTGAACAGGCGGGATGTTTGGGTCGGTAAAATCATAGAAGTTATAGCCAGCCTCCCAGATGCTCGTATCTAAAAGGGTGTAATCTCCGCCCCAATCTAATAATGCCTTTAGGTTATCATACGTCCCAACTATCTTATTTGTCGCTGCACTCGGTGAAATCGGAGTATTCCAGGCCATATCAAATACGTTACCCGTGATGGTGTAATCACCCGCACTGCCTGCCAGATAGACCTGCGCGCCCACGTTATCAAGCATTTGAATCGTCGCACTGTCAGCGGTCAGACTTAACTGTGGGAGGAATGTATTGTGCTGAAAATACCCTCCATCATAGACACTGATATAAAACGTGCCGCAGCTATTAAATAAATTACCCGACATTTCTGCCGTAGATACCTGAAAGGTTGATGTTAGTTGATGGTCGGTGCCGTGAATATGACAATCCCGCATTATGAAACTACCGGAAATTTCAGGTGGGTAATACTGTATGACGTCCGGGTGGAAACCGTCAGATTGTGTTACGTCGTAAATCTCGCACGAAATCAATTTAAACTCTGTGAGCTGGCTTGCACCAAGAACGTGGAATATATCACCGTGGGTATTATAAAAATTGCAGTCAATGGCCGTAAATGACCGGCAATTCTCTATCCCTATCATAGTGGTGTCCCCGCCCAGGCCGTTTATATCCAAACTGTATAAAATTACCTCACCACAATTTTCAAATCCTAAATGCGTAGCACCCCCAAGCTCGTTAGGGCCGACAATTACCAGTGCTTCATTGCTCCACTCCGTAGCGAACACTGTTGACGCAGAACATAATAATAGAAATAGCAAAAGTTTAAGTCTTAACATTATCTTTTTCATTTATCCGGCAACGCCTCCTGGTAATTTCTCCTTTGTATTTAGTTTATTTATACGCTTTATTTCCTCTTCGAGTTCATACAATCTGTCTTTGATTAGTCTCAGGTCAGTGCTGAGGCTGTATATCTCAGCAGGTGATACTCCTGCCGGGCCTGTGTCACCGCGAGAGCCGCGAGACCCCTGAGGCCCGGTTCGACCATCCTGTCCATCTCTTCCATCTGCACCGCGAAGACCCTGCTCACCCTTATCACCCTTCTCTCCATTCTCACCTCTATCACCTTTTTCGCCAGCGCCTGTGTCACCTTTTTCACCTTGAGCGCCTGTTTCTCCCTTCTCACCTTTAGAGCCGCGTTCTCCGGCATCTCCTTTTTCACCCTTTTCGCCTTTCTCTCCGGTCTTACCTCTCTCTCCGATGTCGCCCTTTTCGCCCTTTTCACCTTTTAGTCCCTGCACACCGGGGATGCCCTGCAAACCTCTATCACCTTTGTCGCCCTTGTCTCCCTTGAGACCTGTCAGGCCGGTATCACCTTTTGGCCCCCTGTCGCCTTTTATAATAAGGTCAACCGGGCCTCCGCCTTCACCAAGAAGAAACAGTTGCCCGCCGTTGACGACAAGACGACGGCTTACTGCCTCGACAAGTGCGTCATTCTCGGTTACTGCATCATCGCCTGAGCCGAACTCATCCATCATACATCTCTTTCAAATCTAATTTCTGTATGCCTGTTTTCTATTGAAAAGCTGGCTGCTTCCGCTTTTATGGTTACACCGTTCTTGGATGCGCCTGCAAGGACTAAGTGATAATCTGCTTTTGCAGCATAAAAATTATTCAGGGTTGCCGTATCAATGCTGCACAGGTGAACGCCGGTCAGCCCGTCGAAGTCTCTGCTGTCGGTAATCCCTGTAGGAACTTCTATCTCGCCGGTTCCGTTGTCTTTGTAGAGTCGCAGCGTTCCGGCATCATCGAGGTCTGTTGTCGTACCCCAGAGAATATGCAGCGTCTGTCCAAGCTCTATGTCGCCGACATAACCAGCCGGAACAACAAGCCGGTCGGAAACACTTCCAAACATTGACTCATACGTGCTTGCAGGCATTACCATAAACTCTTTTGAGACTGGCAGGAATACATCTTCATCGAGTAAAGCAATTTCCAACCGTCCTAAAGTATCAGTATCGTCAGATGTTAATGCGATTGATAACTCGCCGTCAGCAAGTTCAGTAATTGTTCTGCTTATTACGCTACGCACACCGTTTTTGTAAAGTACAGCAGCTATGTCACCAGTGACCACGCTTTCAACAAACGAAGTACCATCAATCGCGCTCCTAACGCCTGAAAAAACTATTGTTGCTGCTGTGTTCTGTTTGAGATACATTAGAATTTCGCTTTGCTCCTGAATATGCCAAAATCGGGGTGGCTCCTTCGCACCTGTTCGAAATTCAAATTTTCACCTTAAAAACAAAGCTGGCTGTCTAACCCATCTCTGTTACGGACAGAGAGTTGAGGCATTTAACGCAACCCCGCTCCGTACTCAAAGGGAAGTCGCACCAGCCTTTTTAACTTATTAGCCTCGTAGCGGCGTTCCAAGCCAGAAGCTCAATATCCTTTTTAGTTAACGATAAACCATTTTCTTTATTATCAAACTCTACCGACCCACTGATTGCTTTCTTAAAAACTCGGAAAAGTCGTTTTTGTTCTTTAGTGGGTTCTTTATGGTTAATTTTAGGGTATTTCATACTTTACTCCCATTAGAATTTAACCATACTCCTGAAGACGCCAAAATCTGGATGACAATAAACGTAATTAGGGTCATATACTCCATCGGGAGCTATGCCTTTGTCATCTGAGATTGTCCCCGCACATTCATCCTGAATGAAGTAACGAACGTTAGATGCGTTACCGAAGCCTAATACAGTTTCGGTCGCGTCGTTGCGGTCAAAAAACGGCAGAATGAATTTATCTATCGCATCGTTGACATCGTCCCAAAAGCGAAGATTATCTATGCCGCAGGATGTATTTATGACAAGATTCGCATCATTATTGAAACTGCGATTAAGAAACGCTCCACTATATGTCGGATTGCCCGGCAGAGTTTCAATCTCGAAGTATCCGTAGTTCGGGTCGCTGTCATATCTGTAAATGATATTTGTAATATACCAGTCACCATCCGAAATCATTTTCCCGCCTCGAACACTTGCAACCAGCCCGTTCACATCATAAGCATCGAATTGAATCTTGCCCGCGAGGATTCTTATCTGCCAGCCTACGCCGTTCGCATCAAGTTTACTGGCGAAGTCCTGATATGGAATATGCCATTTATTATTGATATAAAACGATATTGCCCACTCCGGCGCGTTAATATCAAAGTAGTTATTATCAGGGATTGTTATTGGCGAATTATCGACGTACAACATATCGTTAGGGTAAGCCGTTGCGGTAATTGAGACCAACTCATCATCTGAACAGTTTGCATCGTCCATAGCGCAAAATAAGAAGTTAGAATCGCCTACTGTATCGGTAGTGAAGATAACTACATTGCCGTTATTTTGAAGCCGCCACGGTAAAAGGTTTGCGTCGAGTACCGGAGTTCCAACAAAAGGGTCTGCTAACAATCCATTCTCAGGCAGACTTTTGATATAATAATCTAAATCGCCGCCGATTGTTCCAATAGCCTCAAATTCGATATAATACGTTTCGTAGGTGTAAGCTGATACATTTTGCGGATATGCGACGGGTACTATCGTACAGGTAATTGTCACTGTTGCCATACCGCTTATTCCGCAAAAACCGGGGTTCGGGTCATTGTCAGAATAGTAATTGAACGTCGTAATACCGTAATAGCACGGGTCGGCGACGTGCATCGCCTTTGTATCAACCATCGTGTATGGAACGCTGTCTATAAGAATCGAATTATTTACGTTTGGGTCGGTGTAATTCGGGTCTGAGTTGTTTGGGTCATAGAGTGTGCCGTATTCTGGCAGGGAGTCGATTATAATAGTATCCGAAGCGTCGAAATCGAAATAGGCCGTCTGGCCTCTTGGTATTGCAAAAGAAACGTCATTAGCCTCCGCACTGCCGCCTTCAAATTCGAGCCATTGAGTGGCAAATTCGGCAAGGTCGAGATAATTTATTGTTCCATCCTCAATTAAATCATACTGGACAGAAATTACGGCAGCAGTTGCGTTTCCGGTGACTCCGGGGACGAATGGCGCATACACGCCCGAATAGTCATTGCCACTTCTTCCCCAAGTTGTTGTGAGAGTCGTCGAAATTGAAGGATTTATAACCCAAATATAAGGTTGCGGGTCTTCGGTCAAACGATACAAGTGCCAAGCACTGTCTTCTCTTGTAAATACCGGCGACCCGTGGTGGCTTCCTGATTCACAATAAGTACCTGTTGCATCAGGATTTAGTCCACCAGTAACAGTCAGGCACAGAGAACAATTCCACTCTGAGGCCAGATAAGCGAAGTCCTCAAAATTGACTACGCAGTCGCCGTTGTAATTGGCAGTCAGGCCAAAGGCTGCACTGCACAGTAACAACAACATCACCACAACTACCTTGATAGTGTTCACTACATTCTCCTTACATCCACATATAATGACGACGTTAAAAGTGTTGATGCTATGATGCAAAACTTGCTGTATCCGTGGGGGTTAAGAACAAATCTCGATATGTGATTGTCCGCTGGTTTTGTCTGGATTACTTCCGCCTTTGTAAGCCAGTTCTTGTTCGTAGCGGCCATCTGGTCGCAGAAGTATATCGAGCCTGAGTAAAGCTGCAATCCCTGCTGGACTGTGAGAGTCGCTATTCTTGTGTAGTGGTCGGCGCCTGCCGAGGCATACAGCTCCGCTATATTCTCATCGTCCTCGTTGCCGTCAGACCTGAACCTGATTTCAACAGCGACCGTGCCGTTCACAACTGTAAACAGAACTCGCTTGGCGGTCGCTATGGCTGAGACAGCCAGCTCAGACCTCTCCTCGTTACCGAGAGCCGAGCCGTCGCTGTACTGCTCCGTGATTGCGCCCTCTGTGACCCACTTATACTGGCTGACAAAGCCCTCTGCCACTCCGAGGCTTCTTGGATTAGTTACTGTCATATAGTCTCCTGCACCACCCTTCTGCAACACCAGGGCTTCTTGGATTCGTGACAACCATAAACATCCCTCAAAAATATATCTCAATTCTGGATAAAGTTAATCTTCTTCTATTTAACAACCAAAAATTTTTTCTGTGTGGGGAAAGACTTTCCGCAGTACCGGTCTTTCTGACAGGCGGGGCAGCGTCCCGACGAAATCAAAAGAATGCTTTTTTGACACACACAGCACCAACACAGCAGCAGCGCAGCTTCAATAGTGCGTACTATATTATGCAGTGCGCCCGCATAGCCAGTAGATAGTCTATATACTATGTCCATTACTTCTTCTTTCTTATTAAACTTAACGCACAGTCGCCGTGCTCGGTGCGGCACACAGCACACATACGCACCAAGTCGCCCTCGATGATGTCGTCGATTATCTCGTTGCCCGGCTGGTCGAGCGGGCGACGCAGCAGCAGCAATTTGCGGACAATCTCACTCTTGAAATACTGTTTATTGAATTGCTTGTCGGGCGCTGAGCTGTCCGGCCCTATAAACGGTGTCACTCGGTCACGCTCCCTCGGCTTGCGTTTCTTCGGCGACCGCTTAATCTTATTATATAGTGCAGTTGTTTTGTCTTGTTTTCTGTGTCCTCTTGTGCTCATATCGTGTCACCTCTAATCAAAACTCAACGCAATAACAACGCAATAACAGAGATGCAAAGGCGTATAACATATTCGCAGTGAGTTGTCAAGAAAAATAAGTCAAAAAAGCATAGTATAAGCAAAACTTAAGACAGCATAAGCAAAACTTAAGACAATTTTCGCCCATAACTCCAGCCCCAACAGTGAGTTGTAAAAAGTTGCAAGAACCAGATGTCCAATTGATAGTTTTAAGTTTCAAACTTAAAAGTAATCTGTATATTATAACCGATAGAGTAGATAATAAATAGTAGATGATAATAGCCACAAATAATCGAAAGGGTAAAAAATGTACGCTAAAAATGTATCAATTAAGAATGTTCAAGATGCCTTAGCAAAAACAAACGAAAAGTATGACAACAATATCATATTTAATAGGCTTGAAAGCACGGGCCGAGGCGTAAAATTCACGTTGACTGTTAGAAACTCAAAAAAAGCGGGGGCAAGACGCGGCATAAGTGGCCGACGTATTGCGGCAGCCTGTTGGCACGTTCACGGCGATTTGTTTGATGCTTTGATTAACATCCAGCCGGAAGTCATTATCAGAACATCGTCAACACATCACATAGACAAGGACGGTGGGAACTGGCAAGACCGAAACATCGGCTCGATGATGCAGCCTATGATGTTTTCGAAAGCTTGCGAATGTAAGTAATTGCAGAACTACTCAAATAACTCTCTCTATTTTAAAAGTAAATGGTATAGTTTGACGATAGAGTATTAGAAGCAATTAACCACAAGTTTAAAGGAGCGAATTATGAACAGTAAACTATTCTAATCCCTGTACCCTTGCACGGTTCGCCGGTTCGACTCCGGCACAAGGGCTTGTGATAAATTTAAGACAACAAATTTTTGGAGAATGAAAAAATGAAACAGACAATCACAAAATCAGATTTTAGGGACGCATTCAAAGAGATGGGCCGAGAGAGTAATTTCAGCTATGACGGATTGGGCGCGCTATTCGATTACTTAGAGGAAATGGACGAAAACGCAGAGCTTGACGTTATCGCTATTTGCTGCGACTTTTCCGAATATGAGAACTTAGAAGAATTTCAAGGCGATTACAGCGGTGACTACGAAACTATTGAGGACGTTGAGAACGCCACGACGGTTATTAAAGTTGACGATAAACGGTTTATTATACAGCAGTTTTGACAGCCTTCGCCTTGCCCCGCTTCGGCGCGGGCAGGGCGTATGCTGTTAATAATAACAAAATTTAGAAAGGGTAAAAGAATGAAACGAGAGCAAATTGGAGTGTGCGGAGTAGATGCGGGGCTTATCTGGATAGGCGACCCGTGCTATATCTTGCACAAAGACCCGAACGCAAAAGAAGATTACGACAAGCCCCCGAAAGATATTGGTGAAAACTGGAGCGGATTTTGTGAACAAATGAACAATGAACAAACGAATAATATCGACAATCGCCAGTTTAACTTTGATATGGGCCACGCAGGGCTTGGCGTATGTCTGGGCGGCTTCGGCGGCGACGGCTGCTTTCCTGTTTATGTTACCCGCAACGATAAAGGCTTAGTGGTAAAGGCTGAAATAGTGTTTGATGAAGATGAGTATTAACAGCCTACCCTCCGCTCTGTACGCAGGGCGGGGATGTATGCTGTTAAACTAATAATTAAGGAGCAAGACAGTGGATAATTCCTTTGAAGATTCACAAGCGGCAGGCAAGTTGCTTATCCGGGAAACCGACGATTTTTTTAAAGTTGAAAAAGACAAATATCTTTCGGTAGAGATTTTACTGAAAGATGAAACCGGAAAAATCATAAAACGCAAAACTTCCAAGGTAGTGGCTTCGACTAATACCCTGCCCGCCGTCGATAGATATTGGCGATTATTTTGTGGATTATCACGGGCGTTTGACTTGCTCTCTTATTTATTATGGATGGAAACCTTTTAAACCAAAAGCTAAACCATAACTTTAATGAGAAGGAACAGACAATGACCGCTCGCAATGACTGGGTAGCACATCTTCGTCAATATCCACTCAAAGAATTACGGCGGAGGCAAAATATCTGCCGGCAACAGATTGAGGTCGCCTTTAAAGCTAACAACGAACGGGCCTTGACCGAATTGAACAATATGTACGACAGTTTAATCGAGACTATTATGATAAACGAATTTTACTCTTAATTAAGGAGAATGACAATGGAACATACAAAAACACCGTGGGCCGTCAGTAATTCTGGCGGAAGGATAATTACGGGGGGAATGAGACACCCGCAAACAATTTGCACCCTCGAAACAGTACCCCTAAAAATATCGCCCGAAATAGAGGCCAACGCCGACTTCATCGTCACTGCCTGTAATGCCCACGACGACCTTGTGGCAGCGGCCGAGCTGGTTATCAACCGCCTGAATGACTCCATAGCCAAAGTTGCATACGGGGCTATCAAAATAGGCGGTATGAGAACAGCCGTATATCGAGAACTGGAACAGGCTCTTGCCAAAGCAAGGGGAGAATAAAACAATGAGTAAAATGAAAACAAAGACAGGAGAGCTAAACCCTATTGAGATACAGCAGCCGCTTGCAAGACTGCTCAAAGCAGCAGTGGGCAAGAAAAAGCCCGGCAGCATCTGCCCATACGATTTGGTGTTTCTCAAAGATAAAGAACTTGTGGCAACAAACGGCTGTGCTCTTGTCGCCGTGCAGTTTCCCTCGGATGACAAATATGATAAATGCTTTTTCCGGCTGGGCGGACGGTGGCTTGTACCAGTACCAAAAAACCAAACTGTACATTTTCCAGACTATTATTTACTTTTGCACAGAGATGGGCAAAAAATCAAACCAGCCAGCAATTCGCCAATATCTCCTGAGCTATTCTTATTTTGGGCCTGTCAAAAAGCTGGTATTTGTGTTGATTTTTATACGTTTGAGCATATTATTAAAGCGGCAAGGGCCTTAGACCCCTCCGAGATGTATCTCGATTATACAGATAAATATCACAATATTCGCTGGCGGCTGGAGTGCTGCCAAAAACTTATGCCATATTTGAACATTGATATTTGCCTTATGCCTTATAGTGTAGGCGATTGATATTAGGAGTGCCGGGAGATGAAAACGCTGATTATTCTGCTCGCCGGTTTTGTGGCCGGGCTGGGCAGCTCAATGATAATAGACTACTTTTTGGGAGTGTAGAAGATGGAAAACAAAATGACTATCTATGACAAGGCAGCCTGGATTGTGCTGCTGATGTGTGTGGTTCTCTCTGTAGCCGGAGCTTTGCAGTCTATGACGTACAACTGTGGCCATAAAGCAGGCTACAGGCTGGGCGTCGAGACAACGAACAGACTCTGGACGGACGCGATGCTGAACAATCTCTTCGATGAGCTGTCCGACCCGAATGTTGTGCCGGGCGTACAAACAATGCCGCAGAGCAGCAGAGAACAGAAGCCGGACGATGTGCATATATAAACAGAAAAGAGAGAGAGATTGATATGATAGACTGTGCCGGATTATTAGCGAAGTTCTCAGACAGTGACGGGGTAGAGTTGCTTGGTGCAAACTATCTTGTTGACGGCGCGGAGATGACTGTTCGATACAGAGATATGCTTTATAATGTCAAAGTCTACCCGCAGCCCACACAGGCCCAGATAGATGAGATGAACCAGTTGTTCAGGCAGCAGAAAAAAATACTCGAAAGGGCGACAGATGCAGCGATGGAATGATTTATCACTTGAGCGGCGCAGAAAGCTGTGCTTTCGCAAGAATGAGTGGCTGTGCAGGCTGTTCGAGAAGTTCGGCCTTGAAACAATGTGTGCGGACTGCCTGGAAGTTATGCAGACTGCTGCTCAGCCTGTAAGATGCAGATATTGCGGAAGTCCGAATACTGTATCAACTTATTATTGCTGAAAACTAAACTTTTAAGGAGCATAAAATGGAAAAGAGTATTCAACTGGGTGACAGTCGCAGTCTTAACAAACCAGCTTACACGAGCTATTGCATATATGCGGCATCTGGTTACGAACAGTCGCCGGAGTGTTATGAAAGAGGAACTAAAAGACCAAAATCATTCAGTCAAAAATGCCACGGAATGAAGCAGTAGTTTTAAAAACTAAATAACTCTGGCGGCGGCTGAAAAGCCCTGAATTGTGCCGGTGCTACAGAACATCGTAATAAGAGTCGAAGCAGAACTGCCGCACAAGCTGAAGGTTCTGGCCGCCAGATTTTTAAAAACTAAATAACCGGAGCGGCGGCGTGGTAACTAATACGAAGCCCAGAGCCTAATCTGGTAGTGCGAGTGCGTTACCAACTAAAGCAGGTAAAAATCCTGCCCGCTCCGGCTTTTATAAAATTTGGAGATAAACGATGGTAGACCCTAACTCTATAATTCTGTTACTCTCTGCGATGATTGCAATCGAGAGCGGCGGGAACGTAAATGCGTATAATGAGGCTGAAGAAGCGGCTGGATGCCTGCAAATACGTCCCTGTTACCTCCAGGATGTCAATCGGATACTCGGTGAGGACAAATACTGCCTTGCCGACCGTTTTGACGAGTACAAGAGCAGGCAGATGGTTTTGACATACTGGGTACACTACGCAACAGAGGAAAGAATCGGGCGTGCGCCAACACTGGCAGACCTGGCGCGTATACACAACGGCGGCCCGAATGGGTATAAGAAAGACAGCACAGAGATATATTGGTTGAAAGTTAAGAGCGAATATGACAAACTAAGTAAAGAGCAGCGCAAATGAAAAAGACAAGAAGACTGAATCTCGACCGGACGTGGGAAGGATGCCTTAAGATGTGGAAGTGGATAGCAGGCAAAAATCCCATAGGAACAATACAGATTACACTGCTAAAAGAAAAATGGTGCAAGAGGAATGGCTGGTGGGATAAGAAAGAATGCTATATGATACCTCGCTTCGGCTGCTTTTTCTGCCAGTATAATACTGACCATAACAAGGCAGCATTCGGTAATGACCACAAACATTGTTGCGTCAAGTGTCCCGCGAACATTCTTGAGAAAGAACCCTTGCGTGCGTATTGGTGCGAGTCACTTGAGATAGACTGGTGCAGCAGACCCAAAGAGTTCTACGCCGAGCTTGTGCAGCTCGATAAGATAAGAAGGACTAAGAAATGAAGAATGAAGCTAAAAGAGACTCAGAAATGATAGAAACCGAAAAAATAAACCTACAATGGAAAGTCAACACAAACGGCTTAATGAATGAGGTTATGACCTGTCAAGGTGCATCAATACTTTATATACCGTTAAAAATCTTCTTGGGCTTGCTCGCAGATGTTGCAAAACGCGCCTCGGAGTTAAATGACAAAGAACTCAATAAGTTGATGTTGCGGCTGGCCCTATATGACATATCAAACCCGAAATCAAAATCGTTTGACCAAGATGCTGTTGAGAAATATTTAAATTCATAGATAGGTGAGACTCGAAAATGAAAAATGAGTATAACTATTTTCAAATCAGCCTAAACCTTGCGACCGACCAGGAGCTTATACGCTGGCTTCTGGAAGACAAGCTGCTCAGCCAGTCCGGGAGCAAGGCAGCACGGAAGAAATTGTACCGGCTGCTTAACAAAGAGAAGGCTGAGAAAGCTGTGAAGACAAAAAAGGAAAAGTGACAACGAGGAAATTTTAATAAATTAAGCGAGGCGAATTATTTTAAAAGGGATTAGATGATGGATATAGATGATATTCGTAAGGCGTTTTACTGCGCGTCGGGCCAGTTGTATTACGATAGCGGCCGAGTTTCGCATTTACCGAAAGAGGAATTTAGCCGTCTCGTAGCCCGCGTTATCGATAATTTTAACGGCAAAGAAATCAATTACGAGCAGGCTTTGAAGGATTTTGAAGAGGAGAACGAATAATGTCTGATAAGTTAAAATCTTGTAAGTGTAAGCATTATTGGAATTATGAGCACGTAGTATATAGCGCAAAAAAAGGGGAGGGATGTGCTGTTCGTCGGTGGTGTGTTAATTGCGGCGTTATTCAGACCGCAACCGCAACGCGGTGGAGAAAAACTTCTGTTGGAGTGTATAAAGAATTTAGCTTCTATCCCAAGGGCTATCCTAAAAAATTCCAACAATTATATGAAAGCAGGGATTAGATGCGGGAAATGATAGCAGGTGCGATTAGATATTTGATGAGGTGAAACAATGGTAAAAGAACTAAAGAAGATGCTCGAAAAATATACAGTTATGTCTAAAAAAAGTGAATATGTTTCAATATCACAGGTATTAAACGACCTATATTATCTAACACAAGAAGCACGATTAAAAAGACTGCCCAAAAGAATGAGGTGAAAAAGACGGTAAAAGCAAAAGAGATTGAACGATTAGATGCCGCTGGCGATGAATACCATTATGGTGGGAGCTTGTATCAACTCCTCATCGACTTGAAAAAAATTAGTGAGGTGAAAAATGAGCAGTGAAAATAACAGCGTAGAGCGTACAGGGGACGGCGGACAGGATGAGCAGACAACTTTTATGGGAATGAGAATCATAAAAAACGATAGCGTCCCGGATGATGAAATATGGCTTATTAAACCGTCAGGCAGGATACACAAGATAACTAACATAGAAAAATCTGAACTTGCCGAGCAGCCGAAGGAAGGACAGGATGGCGAGCTTATAAAAGTATTATGTCATCAAGCCGAATTTGTCCGAATGACAGGACTTACAACCACAGCCAAAATGATAGGGCAGGCTTGTTCCGAACTCGACGCGGCGAAGGCTGAGATAGGACAATTACAAACAAGGATTAACGGCTATCAAGTTTTGCTTAAAAACCGTGACGGTCGTGTTGCCGAACTTAGAACACAGAACTCGGAACAGTCGCAGCAAATCGCCGAGCTTGAAAAGCAGCTTAAGAGCGCAAGGGGACAAGCTGATGGCTATTGTGCAGAATACGTAAAACTTAAATCCAAAATCGCCGAACTGGAAAAGCAGCTTGCCGAAGCAAATAAATCGTTAGTATATTATAAAGGCATATTATAAATCGAGATATTGGTAATCTGTGTAATCAGTGGCCGAGAAAGGAAAGTGAAAAATGAGCAGTGAAAAT